GCTATTTTTAGGGTTATACTAAGTAAATCCACCCGTTATTAACTGTTAGGTGAACCATGAAACACAAGATGAACGAAAACGTAGTGCAAATGAGACTGCGCGAGGCCAATCTTGCGAAGTGGCTGACTGAACCGGAGTCATGGGATAAAGAAATCTTTGCGGGAGAGGTCGCGCAAGCCATGATTAACGCCTACGGACAAGACGTTAAGTTTGACGAGCATTTAATTACAATGCTCTCAGACCAGATGGATACTTACGTTAAGGCTGCAAAGGCTTTGCTTGCGGAAGATTTAATTGAGTTCGCAAACAATGGCGCTAGAATGGCAAACCCCAATCAAAAGGTTCGGGATAGTTCATTAGCTAGGGTTATGCAGCTATTAACTATGCTTGGTCTTGTTCCAAGTGGCAGACCAAAAAAGTCTGCTGCGCCTAATGAAATTGACGAATTACTTGAAGGGCCGAAAGTCGCATGAAATGGGAAGATGGAGTTCAGTACGCTAGGGAAGTTTCACTAGGAAACATTGACGTATGCAAGGATGTTCAGCTTGCGTGTCAGCGGTTTCTTAATCATTTAGAAAATAAAGAATGGCGATGGGAATTCAGGCCGGAATATGTTGAGCATGTTCTTCGATTTGTATCCCATGTAAAGCACGTTAAAGGCCCGATTGCGGGAAAGAATATGGAGTTAATACCATTCCAAATTCTTTTGTTATGTGCGATTTACGGATTCAGGGATAAAAAGAATCCAACTATAAGGATGGTTCAAGATGTTATTTTGTTTATCCCTCGCAAGGCTAGTAAGTCAACTCTTATATCAATCATTTCACTTTATGAACTCCTTTTTGGTGAAGTTGGTTCAGAGGTATATTGCACCGCAGTTGATAGGACTCAAGCAAGCATTGTATTTGATACTGCTAAAGGCATTATTGAATCACTACCGGCGCAGATTGCATCAAAGTTTACGGTCTATCGTAATGAAGTAAAAAAGGCTGACGATAGCCAATCTAAATTTACTGCGTTAAGTCGAGACAGTAAAAAAACTGGCGACGGTAAAAATCCCTCGGTTTCGATTATTGACGAAGCGGCGCAGATTACCGAACGGAACTCTATTGAGGTTATCCATTCGGGTATGGTGGCAAGGCAAAACCCTTTGCGGATTTACATTACTACCGCGTCGTTTACTAAAGAGACTTTGTTCTTTGAGAATCTTCAATATCTAAAAGCTATGCTTACAGGTCAGTGCGAAGATAACCCGCGCTGGTTTGGTTTACTTTATGGATTGGATGAAGGCGATGATTGGAAAGACCCAAAGAATTGGGCAAAAGTTAATCCTATGCATGGAATATCAATTAACGCGGAAGCCATTGAGCAAAGAGTTAAAGAGGCTCAGTCAAAGCCATCGTCTGTTAATGAGCTTTTGTGCAAGACGTTTAATGTTTATGTCTCGGCCAACTCTGCGTGGATTGACACTGGACATTGGGAAACTGCGACAAAAGGTAAACCAGAACAAGACCCGGAAGCGACGTTTATTGCGTTTGACTTGGCGGCAACTAGAGATTTGAACGCGGTATGCACTTTACATAGGTATAACGAGGAAAAGTATCACGCGGAGTTTATGTTTTTTTTGCCGGAAGAAAGTTTAGATTTTATTCCTAGTCATTACAAACCTATTTTCCTGCAAGCGGTTTCACGTGGAACGCTAAAATTAACAGAAGGTAATGTTGCAGACTACGCTGAGATTGAAGTGTTTATTCGCCAGCAAGCAGAAAAGCATACTGCTAAAGAAATTGGTTTTGACGCATGGAACGCCGCAGCTTTAGTTAGTAAATTGTATGAAAACGGTTTACCAGTAAAGAAAATCGGGCAGGGAATGTCTGTTCTTAACAATCCGTCAAAGCACGTTGAAAAGTTAATCCTGAGTAAATCTATTTCCCACGACCATGACCCGTTTGTTTTGTGGCAGCTTGGAAACTGTGAAGTTTACGAGGATGTAAACGGAAATAAGAAAATCAGGAAGAATTCTGCTGATACTTCCGCAAAAGTTGACGGAATTATTGCAATGATTATGGCGTTTCATTGCGCTCTTGACAATCCATTTGCTAATACTTCATATGGTTTCAGAAGTTTTTGATATATAATCCGTGAAAATCGGAGGGTTTCATGGGAATTTTAGATATTTTCAGTAAGAAAAAACAAACCCAAAACGAAGCCAATACTGTTCTTGGTCAGTTGCAACTTGGTAATCAAGTTATTTATTCGACCGCGAATAGACAGCCTACCGCATCTCAACTTTTATATGTAACCACCTCAAGCAATACTGTTGCCGGAAGGCAGGTTGATGTATCCCTGCTAACTCGCAATAGCACGATTATGTCGTGCGTCGGACTTAAAGCAAGAGCGTTATCTCAACTCCCCGTTTCAATTATGTATAAAGTTGACGATGGCACTTTTGTTGATGCACTAAAAAGCGACAAAGTAGGCGCAAGAGATAAGAACAAAGCAAAACAAGTATTAAATCTTCTGCAAGAACCAAACAATTTTCAGAGCAAATATGAGTTCTGGTATCAATGGTCTATGTGGCAAGACATTGCAGGTGAATCGTTTACTCTCTGGTGGCGTAAAGACCAAAAAGATTCAACTCAAACCCCGATTGAAATGTATAACCTTGATTCGACTTTAATCTCGGTTATTCTGACTGCTACTCGCTATCCTTCGTATCGCTTGTCTACTCCCTCATACGGGTTTAGCAAAGATGAACCGCTTGCCGCACATCAAGTCATGCACATTAAAGAAGCTGCGTGGCAAGGTTCCAGCGGTTTCAATAAAGGCATCTTAGCAACAGAACTTGTTGCATTAGACCAAGACATTGACCTTTACGCCAATTTTGTAATGCAGAATGGTGCGAAGCCTTCGGGTATTTTTGTTACTGAGCAAGTAATTCCAGATGCCAAATACAAAGAAATCGCGGCCAGATTAAAAGAAGCATGGTCTGCAATGACTGGTTCTAGGGCAGTTGACCAAAGTAAAGCTGGTCAGGGTATGTTGCTTGATCAGGGCATGAAATATATGCCGGTAGATATGTTGACTATTCAGGATGCCGATGTAGCAAACCTGAAGATGCAAACCATGAAACGTATCTGCGGCCTTTTTGGTGTTTCTCCTGCGATGATTGGTATTGCTGATGGTAAATACAACAATACCCAAACAATGCTTGATGAATTCTACAAAACTACCATGTACCCTATGGTTATTAGTATTGAGCAAAAGTTAAAGCAGCATTTGTTAAAGGGATTTCCTAACTTATGCGTAAGATTTGATACCAAAGAATTCTTGAAGGGCGCTCCGCTTGACCAGATGAATTTGGTTACTGCTGGCGTTAAATCCGGGATTATGACTCCCAATGAAGCGCGTGAATATTTGAATATTGCCAAAATTGAAGGCGCTGACGAATTGGTTTCTATAGATAAATCTGCTGAACCAATACCCGGTAGTGGGTCGCAAGATACTGGTGGTGGTGGCGGTAATCAGACTCGCCGCATGAATATTGGAACGACATGAATCTGTTAAGAAAAGCGTTGTCTATACTTACTTCACAGATTCGTCAATCTGATGTTAAACTCGGCGCAAGTAGAAAACCCCACAAGATAACAGACGATAATCAATCGCTTAAAAATGGGGTAATCAATGAAAAATCTACTTCTGGTTTGCGAAGCAAAAGTAAATCTGGAGCAAAGCGCGGAAGAAAGCCAAAGTCCGTCGGGTAAGATTGAAGCTAGAGTTACGACTTGGGGTGCGCGTGAAGGCGCAGACGGTCGTAAATTCTATTACAAGCCAGAGGGTTTTCAATCTTGGGTAAATGAGTTTTCGGAAGCTGGAAAACCTTTACCAATGTTTCTGAATCATAACGACATGGGTATGCCTGTCGGTGAATGGACAGAATTCAATTTTGACAATGAAGGAATGACTGCAAACGGTCGTATTTATACGAATACCGTAGGCGGTTCAGACCTTTATACGGTTCTCAAAGAATCTCCTAATTTGTTTGGTGGCGTTTCTGTCGGTGCATATGCCGAAGAAGCCATGATGGTTAATGCTGATGGCGAACCAGACCAATCTGACGAAGCCTACTTCCAGATTACCAAAGGTGGTATTCGTGAAGTATCGGTTGTCATGTATCCAAACAATCCTAATGCTGAAATCCACAAATTAGAATTTGCTGGATTAACAGAGCGAAAAATCGAGAAAATCCTGCGGGATGCCGGGTTTTCACGTAAAGATGCGGCCACCGCGTCTAGTTCTCTCAGGGAATACATCAAGCGGGATGCTGATGTAGAACTTGAGAATTCCCCAACTCAGCGGGATGCTGATGCGGTGGTACACGAAGCCGAAGAAATTTTACGTGCTTTACAAGTGCGTGAACTTTCTAAGGAAATTTCCAAACGCATTAAATAAAGGAATATCATGAAAGAAGTCATTGAAAAGCTGGATGCCATTGAAGCGGCTAATGTCGCCAAAGTGGAAGAAATCAAGGGCGAAGTTGCTAAGTCGCTGGAAGAAGTAAAAACCCAAGTAACTGAGCAAGTTGCTGCGCTGGAAGCCAAAGTCGCCGCGATTCAAGCGCCTTCGGTTATCAAAGTCGCAAAAAGTATCAAAGAAGATGTAAACCGGTCGGTAAAAGAACAACTGCGCGATTTCTACAAATCCAGCCGCACGATGGAAAAAGAAATCAAGATGTTTGCAGATGAAGGTCAGTATGATGCCTACATCAAAGAGGCGGCAGACCTGAATGGCTCTGGCGCTGGCATTGGCGGTCGTACCGCTTATGACCCGATGTTTGTTGCTCTGCGTCTTGCTAACCCGATGCGTGGTGTTTCGCGTAATGTATCGACCGAAGGCGCAACGTATCAGTTCCGCGCAAAAACCGGCAATACCGGCCCTGCGTGGGGTTACACCATTCAAAACAACGGCGCTGCAACGACTGTAGCCACGAACATCTGGCAACTGACGCTGCAAGACCTGAACGTGCAATTCCCAATTCGTACCGCTGCGCTGGATGACATTGACGGTTTGGAAAGCAATGTTGTTTCGGACATGCTGGTTGAATTTTCGGAAGTTGAAGCATTGTCGATGATTAAGAACGACGACCAAGATGCAGGTGCGGCTTATGGCGGCACTAACGGTCTGCGCGGCCTGAATCAATACGGCGGCAACAATGCTTCTTATGCTGGCGGCACGATTTCTGTCGCGGATTACGGCACTAGCGGTACGGGTTCTTCGTCTGGTCTGCATGACATTGCAACGTATGACCAAATCACTACCAATGGTGATACTGCCGTAAACAATGTCAGCTACAAAGACTTGATTAACTTTATCCACGACCTGCCGCAGCAGTATTGGACTCCGGGTTGTAAGTTTGTAATTAACCCGCTGATGCTGGCTGGTATCCGTGGTCTGGTTGACGATAACGGCACTCCGGTTTTTGAACGTATGTCGCCGCTGGAATACCCCGGCATTGTTGGTCGCTTGCTTGGCTTCGATGTTGTCGTGAATAAATATCTCGACAATCCGACTTCGCCGGGTACTGACGATGGCGTTTCTCTGTATCCGATGTATTTCGGTGATTGGAGCCGTGGTCATACCATCGTTGACCGTCTGAACATGGTTCTGCGTCGCTACGACCAGACCTTGCCGGGTTTCATCACGTTCTACGGTGAAAAGCGTCTTTGCACCAGCGTAGTTGACCCGTTCAGCATCATTCGGTATCGCTCTACCGCAACCGGAGCGTAATAAAGGTGGGGGAGCAAGAAAACTTGTTTCCCCTCTTTTGAATAAAACGAGATTGGATAATCTATGAGCCTGATTCTTGATGCAGTTAAAAAGACACTCAAAGAAGGAGAGGCTACCGTTAATCTTGCGGAAGCATCGACTTTAACCGCTTCGGGTTCAGGTGTCGGCGGTCGAGTTATTTATGATGATGCGTTCGCTGCTTTGCGCTACGCTAACCCTATTCGCATGATGAGCCGTGTTATTACTACTATCGGCTCTGATGAAGCATTTGTTGTAAAAACTGGTAACGCTACCGTAATCCAATCGGGTTCTACTAATCCGTGGGGATATGGCATAAAGAATAACGTTGGAAACTACGACGCTTCGTTTTGGCAAATTTCGCTGAAATGTATTAACGCAGTAGTTCCTATTCGGACTGCTGTTATGTCCGATATTGACGGTTTTGAAGAAACGATTGTTGAAGATATTGCTCTGGAATTTGCTCAACAAGAAGGTTTGAGCATGGTTCTAAACAATGATTTATCAAGTGGAACCGCTACTCCGCAAACAGGTAGTACCGATGGTCTGCGCGGATTGAATTTCTACGCAGGTTCTACCAGTGCCGCATCGTTTGGCACTAGCGGTTCGGCTGATACCAATGGTCGGCATACTATGTTGCAAGTAGCGCAAGCTAGTGCGGCTTCGGTTGCGTATAACGACATTATGAATCTTGCATCTGCACTACCTTCTCAGTATTGGAACAATCCTTCTACTGCTTGGATGATGCACCCGACTACAATTAAGAATTTGCGCGAACTGCGCGACGACCAACAACTGCCGTTGTTCCTTGATATTGGCGAAGTTGACGGTTATGCAGTTGGGCATATTGCTGGTTTCCCCGTAATTCCTAATCCGTACATGGACATTGCTGGAAGCGGTAAATTCCCCGTTTATCTTGCTGCTTGGAATAGGTTTGTAACGATTGCGGATAACGAAGAAATGAAGCTGCAAATGTTGGAACAAACTGCGCCCGGTTTTGTAACCTTGTATGCCGAAAAGCGCACTTGCTCTACCATTCGGGATGTATTCGCGGGAGTTCGGCTCTACGGTGCTTAATAGGGGCGGCAAATGTCCATTGAAAATCTTACGCTTGCTCCATTTTTTGCTGTAAATAGAAACCCGTTTAATTACGCAAAAATTGAACAGGTTAGCCGTGATTTAGTAACTGAATGGTTAAGTCTTGAGCAAATTACTCAACAGTTAAATCTGTTCGATGATGAAAGTCAAGATTCGTATTTAAGCGGTTTAGAGTTAGCGACCCGTTTTGCGATTGAGGATTTTCTTGGTATTTCGATGTTCTCAACGCAATATCGGGTTTATTACGGCAATCCGGGATTCTTCAGTAACGCAATTTATTTAGACTTGCCGGAAGTATCTATCGGCAATTCTGGCGTTATTCTAAATGAAGTCAAATGTTATATTGGCGACCCTAATCCCGCGCCAACAACTATTAGCAATACTCAATACTATTACGACCCCACTGGTAATCGTGTAGTTGTTAAAAGTGTTCCTAATAGCATTAGCCAAGTAATTGCTAATCCTTTGCAAGTTTTATATACGGTTCCGGCTAACTTCATTGCTCAGTATCCGGTGATTCAGCAAGCAGGATTGTTGCTTTTAACGCACCTTTATAACAATCGCTCAGAAACGACTGCCGGAAAGTTACACGACATTCCGTTTGGCGTTAAAGCATTGCTGCGGCCATACAAAACTTTGGTTATGTAATGTCTATTACTAGATACGAAAACATAAGCGTAAATAATGTTACCAATGGCACCAATACTATTGGTGAATACACTACGACTATTACGAAGTGGTTTGATACTCGCGCTTTGGTTTCCGATGTGGTTAATAGTCTTAGGATTTCAGACCGTTATCGTTCTTATTCGGACATTGTTAATCTTACGGTCAACTACACGCCAAACACGAAAGAAATTGTAAACAATCAAAACCTTTACAGTATCACTTACAGGGGGTTTGATTGGCGTATTGGTGACGTTCGGGAAAGTAACGACAGAATGAAGGTTACTTTCATGTGCTATCGCAATGACCCTGTGGTTGCCGTATGAGCCAGCAGAACCCTCTGGACTATGCTGCGGCCATACAGACCCAACTTACAGGTATTGTCACGCCTACGCCCGTTTACGCAGTTTTTAACCGTAATTTTGCCACTGAGCCTAGTTTCATTACTTGGCAACTGCGGAATATTCACCAGCCGGTTTATACAGGTCAAACGCAAGACAATAAAGGTATTGACACTCCGACATTCCAAATAAGCATTTTTTCACAATCAATGAATGATGCTTTTGGTTTAAGTGATTCAATATTACAATCGCTTCATGGGTATTCTGGTCAATTTGGCGGAATATCTGGGTTTTTTGTAGCAAAATCCGATGTATATTGGTTATATAACACCTATGACAATGAACTAGGTCTTAACCAAATTATCTTGGATTGCACAATATATGTTCCAACATAAAACAAGACTTTTATTAACTTTATTAAGGAATTAAAAAATGGCACTTATTAATAAGGTCTTGCCCGGTTATGTTGCGACTCTCTGGATGCAAGATGATGCGGTTCCGACTCCCTTGACCGACGCGCAACTGTCAACTTGGGCTGCTCAAGTTGAAACTATTGTCGGCACTTCCGCTGGCGGCACTGGTACTGCTGGTATTAATGTTCCGGTAGAGGCTATTCCCTCTTTTGGTGCGGACGATGCTTCTGCGGCTTTCTCGGTTGCTGGCGCTCGTACCGGCGCAAAAATCACTACGCAAAACCAAGTAACTTCGCTGACGATTACTTCGGCATGGAATCCGGCTGATACCGCGCAACTGTTAATCCGCGACGACGGTTACAGCGGCACGATTATTCGCACCTTTGTTATCGCGGTTTACGATGGCACTGACACTGTTGCGTATGCCTTCAATGCTCGTGTAGGCGGTCTGCAATGGGATATGTCGCCTTCTGCCGAAGGTAAGTTTATTTTCACGATTCACCCGGTTGGCGGCAATAGCTACGGCTGGTCTAACGACTAAAAGAGAAAAAATGACAACTACAATACAAAACAGTAATGACCTGTTTAGTTATTTAGTGACCCAAGCCAGTTCTGGAACAAAGAACTGGTTTGGGTTTCACCAACAAAGAATTGCGGGAATCAATATTGCCTATGAGATTGCAAAATATCATGCCGATAAAATGAGTCCTGAAGAAGTGGCCGAATATGCTAAACGGCTAAATGACGCTATATACGACAAAATGATAAAGGTAGACAATAAATGAGCAAAATTGCCTCTGCGTTAAAGATTAACGATTCTATCCGCGTTAAAACCTTTGAATTGGCATCTAATAAATTCAAGGTAAAGGTTCCGCTATCGTCTGAAATGGAAGCCATTTCTGAACGTATTAAATCGGTTCCTAAAGAAAAAGTTGACGCAAGGTTTGACAAGATGGTTAATAACGTCAAACAGGAATCCGTAAGTGGTGTTGAGTTTGTCAATGATGATATTGTAATTGATGGCAAACCAATGAACTTGCGTGATACTTGCGTATCCGTCATTCAGATGGAACAAAGGATTCTTGAATATTTCAAATTGCTAATCCCTGAATCTGGTGATTTTAGCGATATTACTTACGAGGACATTGAAGCAGAGTTTCCAATGTCTATTCAATTTGAAATGTTGGAACGTATTACTGAGTCTATTCAGCCGGGATATAAAGAAGCGCGAAAAAACTAATTAGGGATATTCACCAACAAGCTAGAGCATATATTTATGCTCATGGTGGGTATCCCGATAACATACCATCGGACGATATGAGAAATATTGAGATTATGTTGAATGATGGTATGTTGGGAAGCAAGGCAAACTTGATTGCTTTGAGTTCCCTTACTACCGGCAATCTCAATTCCAAACTCAGAAAAGACGCGAAGCCATACCGTATGGAAGATGTGCTTCCGTCAACTTTTGAATACATTGTTCCGCCATTAACTGAAGAAGAAAAGGCAATAGAGGCAAATAATAAATTGCTCTCATTTGCTAGAATGTCGCCTAACGCTCCAAAGGTGTTTTGATGGCAAATAAAACTTTTGAAGTTACTGGTTTTGACCAACTAAAAGAACAAATGGATGTTTTGTTCTCCTTTTACAGACCTGAAGAAGTCTTAAAAAAGGGAACGGTCAATTCTGTTCGCAAAGCATTACGGCCAGTTTTGGATAATGTTATTGCAAATGCACCTTATGATGAACAAACAAACAAGTCTGGAATTCATTTAAGGGATACCGCAAAGATAACCGTAAGACTTCCAAACGAAAAAGATAAGCAATCATCCTTTTACCGTGAAGGCGATGTTGTTTGGGGAATGGTGTCTGTAAAGAAATCTGCTGTTTCTTTGTCGCAAGAATTTGGTAACGCCAATACTCCCGCGCATCCTTATCTCAGAATTTCTATGGAGACTGGCGCGGAAGAAGCACTCAATATACTAAAAGAGCAATTAGCGCATCAATTAAAATCGTTTATGAAAAATGTAACACCAATGGTATAAGGTTTTATTATGGCTAATCAAATTCTTGCGCGTCTCGGCGTGGTAATGACGCTTAATGTTGCCCAATGGGAAGATGAAGTCAATAAAGCCATTGAAGCCGAAAAGAAATTAAAACGTGAAATCACAAGACAAAATAATGATATTGAAAAAGAAATATTAAAACTTACTTATGCCGTTAAAGATTACGGAAAAGAAGTAACTTTAGTAGAAAAATTAGAGCGTGAATTTGCCTCTGGCGGTAAATTTGCTCAAGCAACAGAATCAAGAAAAGATGCTTTATTATCTCAAGCAAGAGCAATGGATTCTCTTGTTGCATCTAGCAAAAAAGCACAACAAGAGACAGTAAAAGCTGCGGGTTTAACGACCTATCAGTTACAGGCTCTTAGCTATCAAACAACGGATATTGTGACCAGTCTTGCCGGTGGTCAAAATCCGATGCTTGTATTGCTGCAACAGGGCGGTCAGTTACGCGACCAGTTCGGCGGTGTAACCAATGTATTTAAAGCCTTTGCTCAGGTATTAACTTTAACAAGGGTTGTTGTCGGCGGATTAGCTGCGGCATTTGGAACTCTCGCTTACGCTGCGTACAAAGGCAATGAGGAATTCAAAGAATTTAATAACTCTTTAATTCTATCTGGCAATACTGCTGGATTGACTTTTGATAAATTCAGAGGATTAGCCCAATCACTTGCTGGCGGCGGTATGGTTGGTTTAAAGGATGCAAAAGACATATTTGCATCATTAGCTTCGTCCGGTCAGTTCACATCTAAATCTATTGAATCTGTCGCGCAGTCTATTGCGCTTGTATCAAGACTTAGCGGCCAATCTGTTGATGTTGTCGGCAAAGAACTTACTTCCGCGTTTAACGGAACGGCATCTTCAGCAAAAAACCTGAATGAAAAATATAACTTTTTGACGCTTGCCCAATACCGTCAAATTGAAGCGTTAGAAAGGGCCGGTGATAAACAGGGCGCTATTGTTACGCTTTCTCAGGCATTAAATGAAAAATTAGAAAAGCAAACTCCGCAATTAGGAACGCTTGCTAAACTTTGGAATTCTATTGCCGATGCTTTTGAGAAAATCAAAAACATTGGTGCTCCAGATACAGATTTAGAGAAATTAGAAAAACTTGCACAGCAAGTTGGAATTTATGAAACTTTAGCAAATGCTCCTACTGGATTTGGTAGTGATGTTGCAAAGAAAAGATTAAAAGAATACACAGACCAATATTTTGCTTTGTCTAAAAAAATTAGCGAAGATAATAAAAAAAGAGAAAGCGATGAAAAGAAGGCGGAAGATGAACGCCGTAAAATTGAAACAGCAACTCCGTTAGAAGCTCTTATAGATAAAGAATATCAATTAAGGAAAACTTTAAACGAAGGTTTATATCAACAGCGTTTAGCTAATTCTTTTGGTTTGGCAAAAATTGATGAAGAAGCAAACAAGAAAACGCAAGATGCAATATTAGAATATCAAAAGAAAAATGATAAAGAAAAGCAACAAAACATACTGCAAAATGAAAATCAATTAGTTGCGGAACTCAATAACATTGAATCAGAGCGTATTCAAAAACGCAAAGCGATGGAATTTGAGGCTCAAAAAGCCATTAACGAAAAGATTAGTTCTGTATTGATAGAGGTTGATGCCAATAGAGAATTATTAAATTTGTTTAAAAGTAAAAAGGTAGTTACGCAAGATGATATAGAGCAAATAAAAGTTCGCGCAAAATTAGCTGATGAAATTGCTAAGGTTATGGCTAATCCTTCGCTTTCTGAAGAACAAAAACGAATTAGCGCGGAGTTATTAACCCAAGCCTATGCCCAAAAAGAAATTCTTGATGGCAGGGTAAAACTTGCACAAAAGGCGGTAGAAACAGAAAAAGCTGTGCGTGATGCACAAAAGACTGAATCTGATTCTTTGGCAATGGAAAAGCGAAAGCTGGAAATTTACAGTGAAAATCTGTTAATGACCGAAGCGGAAAAAGATATTGCTTTAAGTCGATTGGAGACTGAACAAAAGATTGCTGCTATCCGCCAAAAGATTCTTGATAATCCTGAGTTTGGTCAGCGTGGCAATGATTTGATTGCCAATCAGCAATTAATACAACAGCGTAGGGAAGAAGTTATTGGTCTTACTGAGCGATTGAAAGTATTGCGCGACGTAAACCAAGCTGTTTTTGGCAACATGGAAAACGCGATAACTAACTTTGTTAAGACAGGTAAGCTATCGTTTAAAGACCTTACTCGGTCAATCATTCAGGACATTTTGGCTATTTACCTGAAATCCCAAATGCTCCAAATGTTTAAGGGGTTTGGAGGATTATTTAGCGGCGGTGGTGGCGCTGCGACAACTGCTGGCGGAACTCCGATGATTGGTGATTTTGGATTTTCTACTGGTGGAACAGGTTATGCCGCAGATGGTGGTTATATTAGCGGCCCTACGATTGTTGGAGAAAACGGCCCTGAATTGTTTATCCCTAGAACCGCAGGAACCATTGTTCCTAATCAGCAAATGGCAGGAATGACTAGCGCACCGCAAGTAGTGTATAACGGCCCTTATATTGCGAACATGCAAGCCATTGATACGCAGTCTGCGGCGCAATTTTTGGCAAGGAATAAAGAATCAGTATGGGCAGCTAACCAATCGGCCTCGCGGTCAGTTCCGCAAAGTAGGTAATCATGAGTTTAAATACTATTCTTGCAATCTCTGAATCGGTTGGAATTAACGACCAGAGGTTTGTTGGTCAAATGTTAAGTCGGAACCAAAGGATTTCAACAAGTGAAATTCTGACGGTAGTTCCGTTTGCTTTTACGATGAAGCCAATGAACTATTTACTTTATTCTGAGAACAGGAATTTACTTGCGGATTTAAGGTATTACGACAAGTCATTAACTCAATATCTTAACTTTGGCACTACCGGCTGGATTAACTATATTGAGTATCAAAGCGATATGACTTCCGGCCAGATTAGTGCTTGCCAATGGCAAACTGCTTCGGCCAATAAAACGCTTGTCTTGGGTTCTTTACCTTCTATTAGTTCGTCGGCATACATTGTAAGAAAAGGCGATTTTTGTCAGGTTGGTCTTTACTCTTACATTGCGACTTCGGACGTTCAGCGTGGTTCTGGTTCTACTGTAAACATTCCTGTCCATAGGAATTTATTAACTACTGTAACCAGTCCTATAGCTGCGGTAATTGGTCAATACGGTACAACGGTTAGTATGGGCGGTAGTTCATATACCGGAACTACATTCCCTGTAATTCTGCGGGAATATCCTACTTACTCTTTAATGCCAATTACCGATGATTCATTCATTCAATGGTCTGGTAACTTTGTGGCTTTCGAGGCTGTGTTATGAATGTAATTGCGCCAGTTGAAAATACTAACAACATTCGTTACGCACAATTTGTGCGTGTAACGACTGCTGACGAAGTATTTAGGTTTGCTACTACTCCCGCACCTATAACGGTTCCTTCAGTTGACGCGCAACCGTTTGACGCGGTTGGTGTATTAATGAAGGTTGGCGATGCTCAAAAAGACATTAAATCTACAGCAAACGAAACTGCGTTTACTTTAATCGGAATTGATACCGCAATGCTTGGTTGGGTTTTGAGTCTAAATGTTAAAGGCTCAAAGATTGAAGCATGGAATGGATTTTTTAACACGGATGGAGAATTAATTACTGGCGGCGGTAGTGGTGGTCTTTATAAGTTCTTTACTGGTTATGTTTCCTCGTTTTCGATTTCCGAGGAATGGCTAGAAGAAATGAGACAGTTTGTTGGAACCATTACTGTAACCGCATCTTCTATTCAGTTAATTCTGCAAAACAGAACCGCAGGACGATATACAAATAATAATTCTTGGCAATTCTTTAATTCCGGCGATACCAGCATGAACCGTGTTGCGTTTGTTTCGACCATAAATTATTACTTTGGCAAAACGCAATGATTTATCGTGCAACAAAATATCACAAACCAATCATTATTGATTTAATGACGCAGTTTGCAAATGAAAGTCCGATAGATTATTGCCATGCGTATTCTGATATGGAATACGGAAATAAGTTACTTGATGAAATATTTGCTGGCCGTGGTGCAATATTTCTAGCAGATGATTACGGAATACTTATGTCTATTATCCTTCCCTGTATTTGGTCGGATAAAATCTTTGGATTGCATGAATTAGCTTGGTATGTAAAACCAGAAAATCGTGGTGGAATGGCTGGATATAAATTATTAAAAGAATATAACGAATACGGAGAGTTATTAAAAACTACCGGCAGGATTAAGTATTACACCATAAGCCGATTGGTTACTAGCCCCGATGTGGACTACTCCAGATTCGGTTATCGCAAACAAGACGAAATCTGGATTCAATAATGAAATACATTGTTGCATTTTTATTGTTGTTTGGTTTTGCGGCCCCTGCTTTTGCTGTTGGTATGACTATTGCAATTGCGGCGGGTTTAACTGGTTTTGCTGCTGCTGCTACTGCTTTTGCAATAAATATGGTTGCATCTGCAATTATATCTAAAGCATTTTTTAGCCCTAATCAGGGTGCACAAGACTTTGCAGGTCAAGCAAAAAACCCCGGTAATCGTCAGCAAATTCCGCCAGCAACAGATAACAAATTACCAGTGGTCTATGGTTCTGCTTGGGTAGGCGGCACAATCATTGATTTAAGTATCACTGAAGATAACCAAAATCTTTACTATGTATTGGCTTTGTCTGAAGTTACTGGAAACGGCGCAGACACAATTACTTTCGGTGATATTTATTACGGCGGTAAAAAAGTAGTATTTAACGGCACAAACTTATATAGTGTGGATTCTTTGCTTGATGAATCTACCGGAGAAAGTCAGCCTATAAACGGTAACATTAAGTTCTACCTTTATAGCAATGGCATAAATTCCCCGCAGAATTCTAGTTTGTCCGCAACTCAAGTAATGCAATCTAGCGGTCTTGTTTGGCAATGGGATACATCGCAACAAATGACTCATTGCGCTTTTGCAATTCTGCATTTAACTTACAACCAAGACCTTAATATTCAAGGTATCGAACAAACCAAGTTTCAGATTACAAACTCCCGTTCTAAGCCGGGAGATTGTTTTAATGATTATTTAACCAATACGGTTTATGGCGCGGCCATTCCCACGAATCAAATAGATACGGCTAGTCTTACCGCGCTTAATACTTATTGCGATGGTTCATTTACATACGAGCCTTATGCCGGTGGTTCTGCTACGCAAACCCGTTTTCGTTTTGATGGTGTAATCGACACTAACAGAACGATAATGCAAAACCTTCAAGATATGGCATCGTGTTGTGATTGCCTCTTGAAATACAATGAAATATTGGGAACTTGGGGTGTTGTTGTTCAATCGCCTACTTACACGGTAGCAATGAACATTAACGATAGCAATATGGTTTCTGCTATCAGTATCACGCCGATTGATATTGCTGGCTCTTACAATGTCATTGAATGTAAATTCCCTGACGAAAACAATCAGGACTCATTTAATTCCTCGACGTTTGACCTTGCGGAAATTGCGCCGGAACTGTTGTTCCAAAATGAACCAGTAAACAAACAATCGGTTTCCTTGCCGTTAGTTAATAACGACGTTCGCGCACAATACCTTGCTAACCGGATGCTTAAATCTGCAAGGGAAGATTTACAAGTTCAATGCACAATTAACTATGTCGGTCTGCAATTAGAATCTGGTGATATTGTTTCTGTAACCAGTGTGAATTACGGATGGGTTGCCAAGTTATTTAGAATCAATAAAGTTGTGCAGACGTTTGAGGATAGCGGACAAGTCTTAGCCAAGCTGACACTTTCTGAATATAACGCCGCAATTTATGACGATGTTTCCGTAACTCAGTTTGCACCTGTTCCCAATAGCGGAATTGGAAGCCCTACACTTTTCGGAAATATTCCGGTTCCGGTAGTTGCGGCCCAATACCCGACGATTACTAATCCTACGTTTGTAGTTCAAATTACAAGTAGTTCGGTAGGTATTATTCAATACGCGGAACTTTGGTATTCGGCATTTTCTAGTCCGACGCAAGAGCAACTTATCTTTGCGGGAACTACCGAGATTCAACCAAACGGAAACCCGTATCCTGTTTCTACCGCAATGCCGAGTATTAGTATTTCGGACATTCCTAGTGGTAATTGGTATTTCTTTTCTCGCATGGTTAATAGTATTGCGACTAGTCCTTACAGTTCCGCAAGTTCTGTATTCCAATGGCGACCAAGCACTTTCCAGTATTCCGAGCGTTATTTAGTTGTTGCTTACGCTGACAGCATAACCGGAACTAATTTTGATTTAGACCCTAGAAATCACTCTTACTACGGACTTCTAAATCAAGACAGCGTAACCCCAAGTATTACGGCATCTGACTATACTTGGTATTTAGCAGACCCTAATTTTGGGACTGTTTATTACCTGTGCTATTCCAATCGAACCGGAAGGAAGTTTAGTTTTGATACTGGATTAGCTGGATATGCTGCTGGTACCGGTGCTTTTGTTCCAAGTCAAACCAATTTGTTTGACCCAACTGTATGGGCTGCTTTAGCTGACGGAATAAATTTTATTGATTTAGACAGAGCAACAGGACAATTACTTTCTACCGGAACAACATCTGTTGGAACAGGTGAAATCTCTGTAAACAACACACCTGATGGTAGAGTTATTGCTTCACTTCAGCAATTCTTGGATTTCGGTGGCGCTTATACACAAACAAGTTCAGTTGCAAACCTTACTATTGATATTTATGGTCGAGTGGTAGGTTTAGAAGAACCGGACGAGTTTTATTTAACCAAACAATCTTTTACAGCAACTTCAGGACAAACGGTATTTTCTGTTACTAGGGCATCTGGTTATATCTCAGGTCAATGCTTTGTTCTTCAAAACGGATGCTTATTAGATACATCTGAATACACTGATACCGGAGGCGCTACCGGAACTGTTACGTTATCTGTTGGCGCTACAACGGGTGATATTGTTACGATTGTTTCATTTAAATCTGTTTCTAATTTATCCATCATTACAACTGGCGCTTCTGGAACCGGCTCAGTAGCAACACTAACATTCACTTCAAAACTAATAATTCCTTTTACCGTTGGTCAAAGCATTACTATTACAGGTCTTGTTCCTTCTGGATATAACGGAACTTACACAGTAACAGCTTGCACTAATAGCTCTGTTTCTTATGCTAATACCACAACTGGAAGTCAAACAACTTTTGGAACCATAACTTTAACAAGCCCAATTTACGCTTCGTTTTCTAGGAATACTGCGACCCTTACTGATGCAAGCGAATATACCGCATCAGGATTTACATTAGTAAGCGGCTTTGAATTGTTATTCCTGAATGGAACGGTAGTAAATGAGCAAGACTACAATATTTCAGACCAGACTATTACTGACTTCCCAAATGTTACATCTGGAAAATTAACTGTTATCCAATGGAGTCCTAATAACTTAACAGTTCCAAATGGAAACCCTGTAAATATTATTACAAATACAGTTATAGGTCAGACATTGTATTCTTTCAATTTTGACGTTGATGCTTTCAATTTATACAACAACGGATTGATGTTATTGCAGGGAACGGATTACACTACCGCAACTGGTACTTATACGTTATCTAATACACCGACTACTATTACCAATTTACTTTTACAACAAACCTTCGCAAGAACGGGGGCAGTATGACGCAAGCCTTTAATCTTTCACAATTAGCCAATAAAGTTAATTCTTCTGGTCAGTTAAATGTAGCCACAGGAGTTACCGGAACTGCTGCTGTAGCAAACGGCGGAACAGGCCAATCAACATATACAAACGGCGAATTGTTAATTGGAAACACGACAGGAAATACTCTTACCAAAGCCACATTAACTGCTGGCACTGGTATTACTATTACTAATGGAACTGGTGCAATTACCATTGCGGCCATTGCTGGACAATTGCAATATGCCCTTTATACTTCTGGCACAGCAACTTGGACGGCTCCTACCGGAGTTACCCGCATAAAAGTTATCTGCATCGGTGGCGGTGGTGGAGGTGGAAACTGGGATGGTGGTTGCGTTAATAACGGAGGCAACGGTGGCTTTGGCGGTATTTCTGTAGGCATTTACACAGTAACTCCCGGCACAGGCTACGTAGCAACCGTTGGCGCTGGCGGAGCAGGCACAAATACAAGCTCAACAAACGGAGCCGCTGGTGGAACTAGCTCTTTAGGTTCGTTGCTGTCCGCGACTGGCGGTGGTGGTGGAGTCTCTGGGAACAGCACCGGCGCTGATGGTGCGAGTGGTGTTGGCACAAGCGGAGTTACCGGCAACGGTTCTGTTATTGGTGGCGCGGGAGGTAGTTTTACTGGGGCGCTTTTTCGCGGAAACGGGATAGGTTCAACGACGGCTGTAACATGGACTGCGGCTCTAAACCTCGTTCCCGGCGCAGTGGGCGCTGGTGGAACTACCTCATCCAATGCTTCTGGCGGCATTGGTGGCGCTGTTTACATTGAATATATTGGATAACCCATGAAAGCACTAATTTCAACTGTTGAACCCCGTGAAACTGGCTACCGTGTCGCTGAGGTAGAAGAAGATGGAAACATTTTTCCCGTTTCTCCTGAGTTGTTTTGGACTGATTGCCCGGATGATTTTAAGGCAGACGAGAAATGGTATGACCCTGTTGACCAGCAGTTCAAAGATTTCCCGGTGCCTGAGCCGCTGCCGCAACCGCAGACCGAAGGCACACAGCCGCTGTGACTATCCGCGTCCCTCCAGCACACAGCTTTACCTACGATGGCGCGATAGTGAACGTGTTTCATGCCAACAAGGGTGAGGGCTTGCCTAAACACGAGCATGTTTACTCCCATGCAACTTTTTGTGCTGCTGGTTCTTGCATTGTGCGAAAAGAAAACAAAGAAGTAATCGTAACAAAGCAAACTCAGCCAATAAATCTTAAAGAAAACGAATGGCATGAAATTGAGGCTTTAGAAAATGAAACGGTATTTATTAACGTATTTTCTGAAATCAAAAAATAACACTCAAAAAAACACATGATATACTTATAAAAAACAAGACATGATTTAGGCTGCTGCGAGTGCGCGGCGCTTTAACCGGAAAGGGTAATCATGGCGATTTTATATTGGGTTCATTCCCATGAACACAATGATATTTTCACGCAAGGTTATGTTGGCGTTACGCCAAACTTTGCCAAGCGTATGCGTGAACATAAACATAAATTTAAAAGTATTTGGAACAAAATTGTTATGGAAACAATTATTGTTGCCGAATCTTCGTATTGTTACGCAATAGAAAATAAACTTCGTCCATTTCGTAATATTGGTTGGAATAAAGCCCCCGGTGGCTTTAGAAACAATACAATGATTGGCAAAGAAAATCCAAATTTTAATAAAAAAGGTGAACAAGCCTCTAATTTTAAAGGATTGTTTGTAACACCTAAAGGAACTTTTGTTCGTGCGGAAGATGCGGCAAAAGAGCATAATTGTGCAATTAGCACGATTCACCGACGTTGTTGCGGAAGAATAATTGGCAAAAGAAAATTGCCGCCGCAAAATGGTTACTCATTTACGCAGAAAGTGTAGGGTAAAGCCATCGCTATATTTAATAAAAACACGCTTACACAAGTAAGCGG